GGGGGGCCATGTCTCTTATAAAGAAATATGGAGGGAGCGCAGCTGGTGCGCTCCCTGTTGCCAGTTCACAGAAATCCCGAACTGAGACGTGTCGCAGGGGATACAAGTACCGTCTTGTATCTAGGCTTGCGACACACCCGATAGGTGGGAATCGGTTTCCGTCATCAGCCACACGTGCTGTTGAAGTTGAACACCAGGTAGGTGGGTCAACAGTTGGGGGCTCTAAAGCCCCAACGGATGTCAGTAACCGTCTCGAACCACAGGTTCTTGAAAAGCTGGCAATTGGTAGTTTGGTTTTTGGGGGTCTCAACCGAGATCCGAGCCAAGCTGCTGAAAATGTGATCGATTGTATCCGCGGCCTTAAAAGGACGGATATTCAATCACTGCGCTTGACCCCGGAAGGGTTGAGTGTGGTACGAGCATTAATAAAATCCATAATTTTGGTCTTTATAACTTTCTCATCACCTGCATTTTTACGCAAGTTTGAAGAAAAGAATTCTGATCAATATTGGAACTTCGTCGAGCACTTCGGTCATCTTTATGTCAAGTTATCACTTGTACACATTGATTCCTATTCTCAGGCACAAACCTATCTCGCTTACATCAATGACACACTACTGTGCAAGATGTTTGGAGAGAAAAGGCTGCCGAAGAAACCGAATTTCGCATTCCCACCGAAATTTTATTGTGGTTGGAGTAAGTGTTTCATTCGCCGTCAGTTAGCAAAAAATGATTGTAATGCCCTCTCTTTTTTCTATTCCCTTCAAAAAGGAACGAAGCAGAGTTGGCCAGTCATTAATGAGCGCAAACGCTATGAAGCACTAAAGAAGCACGCTGCCGCTGCTATTGGTCCGGACATCATCCTAAAAGATGATTTCGTTCAGATCCTTAAAAGCAAAGCTAGAGGCCTATTTGATAGTCTAACAAGATCATCATTTACTTCTTTTTCTCCTAACGACCATTCGAGCAAAGAGGTTACCTCCCGTAAAGGGGGTAACTTGTCGAGTCTGGTACGTTGTCCACAGCTACACCGTAAGTGGCGTAGTACATCATTTCTAGATTCCCGTAAGCCCACAAAGGGCCGACTTTGGAAATCTTCATCAGTCGTACAGTGCAATGATCCGGATGCAGGCCAGCTTGGCTTGCTTCGGGAAATTACAGTCACATGTGACCAATGGAGGAAAGACGCATTCAAACGCATTCTCGAAGACTCAGAGTCCCGTTGGGACCTTGGGGCTGAGATGATTGCATTGGATGAGCCTAACAAAGCACGAATCATTGGAGTGCTTAGCTCCTTCCTTTCCCTGCCGTTACTCCCAATTAAGGGGGCTTGGATTGGACTCTGGAAGAAGTTGCCACAGAGCACAATGAGGCATGATGATCTAACAGATCGTGTGCAACAACTGTGTTTTGGAGCATTTTATCAACAACACTTCCCTCTACCACTGGATAGTGAATTTTCCATCTCTGATAGATTTGTGAGCGCAGATTACTCTAGCGCCACCGACCTTGTCTCCCGTCAGTGTTCCACATTGGTTGCAAACTGCTACCGTGGATTTCCTGGTTGGAGATATGTCGTTAAATCTTTTGAAGATGATGGTTATTGTTCCTATTCCAAGAACAAATTCCCCTCAACATTTGAACCTTTACCTAAAGTTCCTTATGTTAGGGGTCAACAGATGGGCCATGGCCTTTCATTTTTCATCCTCTGCCTTACGAACCTTTGCTGCCTAATCACCGCCACCGAGCGATGGAGGAAAGCTTCGGACGTGATCATTCGAAATCTTTTAAGAGACAAGAAAGTATCACGTTCAGTCGCTATCTCTCTCTCTGAATTTCATGAGAGTTTATGCAAGCAGGTTGTACAGACGGCAATGATCAATGGTGATGACCTTCTATTCTGTTGTCCACATTCCAACCTTTGGACCGCCGATCTCGCCAGTATATTTGAGGAGGTTGCACTCGAAGTAGGTTTCGAATTTTCAGTCGGAAAGAATTACATCAGTCACAATTGTGCTATGATGAATTCTCAGGCTTTTAAATTGAAAACCGAAAAGGGGCTTCTTCCTAAATTTCAGAAATGCGGATATTTGAATCAAAGAGTTGCCCTGGGTCAAGTCGCATCGCAGAAAAGCCTCAACACGCCTTTAACGGCTGCTGTTTCTCTTTCTAAAATGCTAAAGCACTTACCCCGCGCATGTTCATTCATTACCACACTTCAAAAGCGTTACCCGGTCCTTGACAAGCGATTTCACCTTAAAGGTGAATGTTTCCGACCAAACTGGTTCCTCCCCACCCACTTAGGTGGATATGGATTGGATGTCAGGTTTGCTCGTGAATTCGCTCCCACAAAATCTCAGCTATTAGTTGCAACACGTTTCTTTACAGAACGCAATTTGAAACTTCTGGCGGTTTGTGGTGATGAATTTTCACTCGATGTTAGTTGCCTGAAAGGCATAGTCGGTGAAGTACACATTGTCAAAAAAGGTTCACAAGATGTTTTCCCATTTCCTACGACTCGTGTGGAAGATGACGGCTGGGCACAACGCTTAGCCTACATGAACACATATCAGAACCTCTGTTCACCCCTCTCAAATTCTGCAAAGATTTGCAATCATTTGATGGATGTTAAGAAGGGTTTCTGGTGCGAGCCTATGTCAATTGAGAAAGTTATCGAGTATTGGGATGTTGATTTGTTATATCCTACACCTCCACCATGTCCACCCCTCCAACCTTTGGAGTACGATGGAAATGTGTGCTCAGGCTACCTCCACTCTTGGAGGAATGGGCCCAAGACCAAGCATTGTCATGTCTCGTGTGAGTATCATGGTGTGTTTGGTTTAGGTGCTCAATTGGATTGAGACGAAGTAGCAGTCGGTACTGCTTAGTAAATACCCTAGTCATTCCTTATTTTATATCGAAATCATATTAGACTTTTTAGGTCCTGACCACGACAAAAACCTGAAACATTGGAGTAAACTAGTCCCTTGAAATGCAAAGAGCAAAACAAGAAAAGCAGAAGATGCAAAGATCGATGAATGGCAAAGCTAAACAAGCTATGCCAAAGAAGCAAGTTCAGACTCCAGGTGTGAAACGCAACCGAAACGGTATGCATGTTCCACCCATTGCTGAATACAAAGAATTCAAAGCCGCTCCGTCCGTTGTGACGCGAACTGGTAAGGATTCTGCTATCATCTCTTTTTGTCAACCTCTCACAACCATCAAAGAGAACCTTGGTGCCAATAACTGCTTTGTGAATGGATCCCTTGCGGAAACCTATTCAACAAATGCAATCATCTTTGGCCCATCAACCCTCAATGGCCCTCTCCTGAACAATGCCCAACCTTGGTCCGAATTTCGGTTCCGCCGTGTTAAGCTTGTTTATCATCCGGCTTGCCCAAGTACGACATCTGGTGCGTTCGCAATTGGTGTTAGTTATCAACAGCCCTCAAAAGCAGTTGGTGACCTCTCCAGTTTTGCGACAATTCAGTCCGTTACTGTTGGCTACAATGGATGCTATTGGAAGTCCTGGGAGTTGAATGTTCCCTTGGAGGATCCCGGTTTCAAGCGTGTCGATTATGATGTCGCTGGCACTGTTCAAGACGTCCTTGGCGCTCCGTTCACTATTTGTGGAAGGAACTCCGAAGATGGTCTCTCTACTGTTGTCAGAGGATACATCACGATCCACGGCGAAATCGAGGTACGAAACGCAATCCCTGTACAGGGTGTTGCGTTCCAAGTTCGATCCAAAGCGGATCGCAACCTCATGATGGAAGCCTACAAACTTCTCTGCCCTGCCCCAGTTCACAACCATGAACCTGAGGTGCCTTCCGAGACACCCCAGGATGAGCTCATACGAAAGCTTTCAGAGATCTTCAAACAGACTAAGGTCAGTTCGGGATCTTCTGTTGGCTCAGTTCGCTCATGGCAGTAGCACGAGGAGCTTCAACCGCTCTTACTACCATCACCAATTAAACCATTAGCTGATTGCAGCCATGACGGTTCAATTCAATGGTGATGGTCCACCCACAGCCATCCTGAATAGGCGGCTGATAGAGGAGGCCCCCCGACCACAAAGGGGGATGAGGGATTGAATTGTTTCTTCGGAAACCCTAATCAATTCCGACTAAAAAGTCAAATTATAAAAGGGAGTGATTGCGAGTCACTGTATTCGCTTATTGCTCGTACGTCCCACCGACGCACATTAACGTACTTTGAGTATTCTTACTGGCTTCAGCCACCAGAATTCCCATTTCCGTGATATTTACCGCATGTTTAAGGAGTTTAAACGAGTAGGAGAGGCATGTAGACCTCTGCCTCCACGCTTGTGGCAACTCTCCCATGCAGTTGGACATGTTTCAGACGTTTGGAAATAGTCTGTCACATGCCCATGTGGTGGCCTTGTAGCCACCTTGAATTATTTGTTAGCCTGCCCCTTCATTCGATGTCAACCACTCTGTAAGATCTCCTCAGATGGCACGACTAGTTTGTTGGGTCCGGAATGTACCGAGCAACTACCAGCATAGTGCTGGAGGCGTTTGTCTAAAGTTGTTACATGTTTCATTTCATTCAATTAGAAATTTCAGCATTGCTCCCTTGTCCACTTGTCTTGTATAAGTGGGTTTGGCGATTTGCTGGGATATTATTCCAAAATTCACAGAAATGAGGGTTAGAATCCTCAGAATGG